TGCACGAGGAAGGGCTACGTGACCGAGCACCAGATGAGAAACAATGCGGTCACCGTGTCGATGTTGCTGAACCTACTCAAGGCCGATATAGAGCGACTGGGGGCTGTGGTTGAGAAGGTTGGTATTGACGCGGCGGGCACAAGTAAGCAAGTCGCAGAGCTAACCACAAGCCTTGTTAGGGCAGGTTTTAGCGTCTCGGAGGTAGAGAAGGCGCTGCCTGGTGTTGTCAGGGGAGCCGAAGCTACGGGGACAAACTTTGAGCAGTTTGGAGATATTGTTGGCAATACCTTAAGGGGATTTGGGATAGACGTAGAAGAGACCGGAAGGGTAGTTGATGTTCTGACGAAAACCGTCAACAGCAGTAACGCTAGCGTCGAAGGATTTGGATACACAATGCAGTACACAGCGCCGATTGCAAAGGCGCTTGGTGTAAGCCTAGAAGATGTCGCGGCGATGACGGGACTGCTGGCTAACGCAGGCATTCAGGGAAGCGCGGCGGGCACGGGCACAAGAGAGTTTTTAATGAAAATGCAGCAGGCCGCTGGTGGAGCCTCTGCCGAGATTCTTGGCTTAACGCAAGGGCAAGAAAGACTGCAGACCGCTATGCAAAAGCTCGGCGCGTCAGTGCTTGACGCCAATGGAAAACTACTTCCAATGGAGCAGGTGCTGATCAGCCTGAAGAGGGGAATGGAGGAGCTAAGCCAGGGCGATCAGGTTGCACTGGCAAACATTCTGTTTGGCGATCAGGCCGGAAATAAAGTTCTTGCCATGTTGAACCAGACCGATGCGGCGATAACAAAGATGTTTTCTAATACTCGAAACAGCAAGGGAGCCACGGATGAAGCAAAAGCGGCAATGGCAGGTTTTGGCCAAGAGTTGTTAAAGCTACAGGGCACGGTTGATTCCATTGGGATAAGCATCGGCAGTGTTGCCGCTGCAGGCTTGACGCCACTCCTGGCTATTGCCAACGCAGCAGCAGGGGCAATCTCAGGCCTCCCGGCACCAATCAAGGAATCTGGCGGCGCACTGGTCGCCATGGGAGCAGCGGCCACGGGAGCTGCTGTTGCAATGGTGGCCCTGAATGTTGCCGTCAATAACCTGGGCGGCTGGACAGAGCTCGCCAAATCCATAAGGTCTGTATCCGCCCTCCTGCTGGGCCCCATAGGCGCGGGGACGATTGCAGTCCTAGGGCTAGGTGCAGCGGCCTACGGTGTCTATGGTGCTTTCAATGGCGTTGATAGCAAAACTAAGGCGCTGATACAAACGATGGCAGGACTTGCCACGTTTGTTGCTGTGATGCGTGGAATCATTGCACTGCAAGAGTTATGGAATGCAAGGCTAAAGATTACGACCGTACTGTTGACGATCACGAATGCTTTAAGTGGCCCACAGGGCTGGGCAAAGATTGGTGTTGCCATTGCATTAGCAGGCGCCGCTTACGCTGGCATGGGAGCACTGATCAAAGAAACCGGCGGCGAAACCGACGCCCTAGCCGATAAGTCAAAGGGCCTGAAGGATGAAATCGCCCAACTTCAATCTCAGATTGACCAGGGCAAAAAACTGAAGGTGGATACTTCAGAGCTTGAAAGCCTGCTAGGCACCAAGATGAAGGAGCTGCAGGAAATACAGAACCCGCTAGAGATCAAGATTGATATTGAAAAGGCAGAAGCCAAGATTAAGGCACTGAAGGAAGAGCTAGGGAAACTGAAGGGTGATAGCAGCGAAAAGCCTGCCCTTGAGGCTGATATTGAAGCCGCCGAAAAATATCGTGATGTTCTTAAGGCTGTTGATGAAGGTGTTACGGGTAAGGGCTTTGCCAAGTTGGACAAGGAATCAAAAGACTTTGTTGAACGGCGCAAGAATATAGAAGAGCAAATTAAGAAGTTAAGAAGTGAGCAAGTTAGCTTGCCTGTTGATGCAAAAGTCGAAAGGGGTGAGTTTGAAAAGAAGATCAATGAGCTTCAGGGCCTGGCGGAGAAAGAGACCGTAAAGATAAATGTTCGATTTGGAATTGAGACCCTTGGGAAGCAGTTAGCTGAGGTTCAAAAGAAAAAGGCCGAGCTTGAGTCTAAGCCCGTATCCAAGGGGGCGTTTGAATCAGAAGATAACTTTAAGCGTCGGCAGGTAGAACAGGCCAAGGAACTTGAGGGCTTGTCCTTAAAGAAATTCCAACTTGAATCCAGGGTAGTGGAGGCCTATGACAAGCAGGTTGACGCCAGTGAAAAGCAGGCACAAGCGGCGGCTTCAAATGTTGCCAATCAGGAAGCTGCAATTAAAAAACAGATTGACCTGCTGAACACACAGAAGGCAGAGCGGGAGTCTGGCCTTTCTAAGCAGTTGGCAGCAGGGCAGATCACTCAGCAGCAATATGAAGATGAGCTGAGGGCGGTTCAGAGGGTAAACCTTGAGAAAGAGAAAGGCTTAAAGACCAAACAGCTTGGCACCTTCCAAGATCAAAACTCAGAAGGCGCTCTCACGCTGAGGAGGGAGATTGCGGCCCTGGATAAGGGCATAGCAGATAATCAGATTGACTCTGCCAACGCAGCCTTCAAGAAAGAGAAGGACAGGGTAGATATTGCCAAAGATCGCATCGGCATAGAGCAGGAAGTTTTAGAGGTTGCAGATAAGGTCAGCGGCATTGATAAGAAACGGCTCCAAACGGTTGAGCAGATCGTAGATGCGTTCTCTAATCTGGCTGATGCGCAGAATAATCTAGTCAAGAGTGAGTTTGATGTCAAGTCTGCCAGGAATAGCAGGGACATCTTTAATGCCGAGAAAGAGAAGGAAGCAATTCAGAAGGATGCAGAAAAGAGAGGCATTGATCCAAAGGCTGCCGTAGAGGAGAAAGAGAAGGAGATCAATGAGTTAAAAGAGAGGGGGAAAGAGATTGAACGGCAAGCGCTGGAGGCAGCAATAGAAGGCGCTGCAACACGGTTTGAGATTGAGCGCAAGGCGCTGCAACTTAAGCAAGCATCGCAGCTCCTAGACCAGCAAGGCGCCGTTAGGGCAGCCGAACGGAACCTGCTCGGTGATCGGAAGCGGATGCTGGAGCTGGAAGGGCAGATGAAGGATCCAACCCTGACGGCTGATCAAAAGGCAATCATTGCTGAACAGATTGCACTTCAGAGGGAATCCATCCAACTGAGCGAGGTTCAGGTTGGCGCTGAGAAGGATCGCCTGGGCTCTATGCAGACGATCTTTGACCTAGAACGCCAGACCCTTGAGGCAAAACAGCAGGCGGAAGCAAACAGCTTTAGATCCTCTGCTGCCTCTGAGGGATGGGAAGAGAGCCTACAGATGGGGCTAGACAAACTTGACCAGCAGGCTGGCAAGCTCGCTGGCGTTGAGGGTGCGACCAGAAAGGGCGCAATTGCATGGAAGGAAGTGAGTGCAGCCGCGAATGGAGTTCTTGATGTGATTGATGATCACACAGAAGCCGTCGATATGGAAAAGGCAAAGATCGGTGAACTAGCGGGGGCCTACAAGAGCCTTAATCAAGGCGCCGCTTTTGATGGTGCTGAAAGGATTTTCAACGATGGCGCACCAACTGGCGGCGGCTTTGCTGAGGATGATGCCAGGCAGAGTGCAGATCGGATCATTGGCATTTACGCCTCAGCCGAAGATCAGATGAATGCTAATCGCCGTGCTCATTTCGAGGAGATGATTGCACTAGAACAGCAGTATCAGAGGGAAACTGATCAGCTTGCAGAATCAATAGGGGGTGCGATGGATTCCCTCTCAAAGCCAATGGATGACGACCCGTTCGCTAACTACGATCGGTTCCTTGAGAATGCAAAGCGGCAATTCTCGCCAGAGGCTATCAGGGAAGCGATTGAAGGTAGCAGCTTTAGCCTGAGTGATCTGATCCAACCTGCTGAGCCCATTGATCTTCAGGTAACCGCTGACACCAGCGAGGCTGAGCGGGCCTTGTCTGACCTGTCTGTCACAGAAGAGAATTTTAACCTGCAGGGCTTAGATGATAGCTTCGGCCAGATTGGTCAAGCCGCAGGGCAGCAATTCTCAAGTGCCTTTGATTCGTCTGTGCAGTTTGACTCAACGGGTCAGCAGTTTGATGATGTCTTTAATGTTGACGGCACCCTTAATTCCCTGAACGCTGTTTCTTCTGCGATCACTGGACTCAAGGGCGAATATCAAACCATCGAACCGAATGTAAACGATGCTGGCCAGGCGCAGGATGAGTTTGGTAATGGCATTGGAGACAGCATCAGCGCTGCAAATAACCTGGCCAGCTCATGGGTTGAAGTTGCAATGCAGATCCGTAACGCAGCATCTGAACTAGATGCCTTGCGTTCAGCCCCGGCGACACCAGCTTATTGGGCCGGGGGCTATGCAACGGCTGGCAGGACCATTCAGGTAAACGAGATCGGCCCTGAGGCCTTCCTAGACAGGTCTGGTGCGCTGCGCATGATCAACGCCCCACAGTATGGCCACTGGAATCCACCTTCTGATGGTGTGGTGATCCCTGCTGATGTGACGGCTCGACTCAAGGCGGTGGGTGCCTTTGGTGGCCACCAGCAAGGCATCTATGAGCAACGTGCTAGGGCCGCCTCCATGCCGCAAAATGCAAGGCAGCTACAGGCAGGGACCGGGAGCCGTGCATCGGCTGAATCGTCAATGCAACGTAATCACATGTCCAGGGCAATGGCTCAGCAGATTAACGCGATGAACATGCTGAATAAGAACATTGAGCACCTGACCAGGAAAGATTGGAATGTAAGCATTCGCATGCCCTCTAACGCGGGTCTGCTTCGCACGGTGCAGGGATTATGACAAGCGTTACTGTGACCTTTGGAACCGACAGCTTTACGTTCCCCAATTTTTCATTGGTTGAGCTGCCGTTCACTTTTGATAGTACAGATGTGACGAGGGGTCGCACGGCGGAGACGCTTGCGCTAACGGGTCTGCTGTTGCGTGCTGATGCTGAGGCGGTGGTTGATCTGTACCGCGCATGGAGAGACGTGAGGATTCTGGAGGAGGATCCCAAAAAGTCTGGTGTCGTAGGAACGACCGTGGCGGTTACAGGGGAGGGCATTGGGTTCGATTGGACAAATGTTCCCTGCTGGTTTTCGCAGGCTCCTGAGATCACATACGCGGGCGTCTATGCACGGGTAGCTGTGTCCTTTGTAGATGCTGCTCAGGCGTTAGAGATCATGATGGAGGAGAAGGAAGATGAAGATGAAGATGGTCTAAATTATGGGACACTAACTTTAGGTGGGGCGGTCATCAACTTGACAGCATATCCAACGAGTTATACAGACTTCCCACAGCTTGACCGTAACCCCGTAGGCATCCATGTGATTTCAGGATATTTAAGCCTAGTTGAGATACAAGAGGTAGAGGGTTGGGTAACTCAGGCTCACCTTCCTTTGCTTACGGCATGGCTAAACTCAACGGTTACGACCACACCAGCGGCTAATTCGCTATTCCCTGTGAGCTGGTCAAGGCCTGAGGTGGAAGCCAGGAAAGGTGGGATAACGTTCAACATCCAAATGCAACTGGTTAAAATTAAGGCATGACGATAGATACTAGACACAAAGTATGGTGCAACCTTGGCCCCTTAGCGGCTGAACCATCATCGTTTGCGGACTCCTTTATTCAGGGTTCAGGCGGTGGAGTGGTGATGACGAAAGGCACGATCAACCTAAAGGGGATTTATCAGTATCCACCAGGGTATCCCGTAGATATTGCCTACTCTGATAGTCAGAACTGGATTGCCAGGGTGCCGCGTCGCCTGCGGGTGATGAACACCTTTGCTAACCCGCTGACCAATGTTACGTCTGTGCTGGTGGGTTGCAAGTTTGCTTACCTGGAGAATAGGAAGCCACCTGTTAAGAATCCGACAGAAAGGGAGCTAAATGAAGATGATGAAGAAATCTCCGATGTGGAGCGCAGAGCTAGGACGGTAAGTGTCAGCGCAAGTAGTGTTGCTGCGTATATTCTAAATGCACTTGGATTGACGCCTGCATCGCCGATTCCATTCGGGATTTACAGGGTTGTTGATACTTGGGATCTATCGGCGGGATATGTGCAAGAGTTGGCAAAGATTGCTGAGTCAGAGTGTTATCGATGCTTTATCAACATGGATGAGCAAGTGGAGTTTATCAGCCTGAAGGGTTATTCAATCGGCACAGCCCCCGTTATTGACGAAAACAAGCTAATAGACTTGGTGCCTCAGACGGTCGGGGAGCTGCCTGCTGACACCGTGTTTGCAAGATATGAGTCTTTGGCTTTGAAAGAGCCAAAGGAGTCAAAAGAGGACAAGGAGGATGACGATAATCCAAATCTAACAGAACAGGAGCGAGAAGAGCGAAAAGAAAGACGCAGGCAAAAGAGGAACTGGGAGCGCGAGGAGAGCTTCTCGGTTGAGCAGTTCATCCATTCTTATACTGCTGATGACGGCAAGGAATACGAACAGCGTGGAGTGTTTCCGGCTAATTCGACAACAGTGTCTACCTATGACGTTGCAGATAGGCTGCAATATCGAATCTCAATTAAAAATGAATTACTTGGCGAGGTGATAACAGAAACAATTCCCCAATACTTGCTTGACGCTGGAACCGCAGCATCCTTGAACAACGAAGGCAATGAATATGACGCGGGGCCAGACAAGGAGGATGCCTCGACTGTTGTTTACGAATTTAACCGATCGATTGCGCCTATTGGGAACATTGCCAGCACTTGCGGCTTTGAGGGAGACATTGAGCAGTTAAGGAATATGGGAAGCATTTTTAGCAGCGAGCTAGGCGAAGAAGGATACCGGTTCAGCAACTCGTATGTAACTTCAGTCAGAAAAGTCTTTTTTGACAAAAACAAAGATGCTGGCGTAACCAAAACAGTCACGCGAAATTTTGTGCCTTTTATGGTGATGCCTTTTGGCTCGGATGAAGTCGCCAAAATGACTCAGCGCCTTCCACCAAAAATCATCAACCAACAGCTAAATCCAGAATGGTACACAGGGGTACAAAGGCTTTTGTACGATGCCATTTCACTGGTTGAATATGGCAGCGAAGTAAGAATAAGAACAGAGCGAGAATTTGGGACGGAATTTCGCCCGCCTCAGCAAGAGAGAAATAAGCAAGCCGATAGGAAAAATAAGGGTACCGATCCTGATGGCAATGATACGCCTGACCCTAACGTTGTCCAGGAATCACAGATCACCTGGGCCGTTGGATCCGCAACATCCCAGACCGCGCTAGAGCTTAGCCCACCCTATACATCAGATGACAGGATTGTGGGGACTAGTCCTTACTATTCAGTCGTCAGATCCAGGGCAGCCCAGGAAGCCGCCATTTACGCCAGCGTAGAAAACAGACTGCTCCTAGCCCACCGCTCCGGCGCAGGCTTTCAACTGCTGCCGATTGATACCCCACCCAAGCCATTTGACCTATTTTGCGTGCGGCTGAATGGTTGTACGGCAGCCTATAGGGTCAACGGCACAACATGGACAATCAACCCAACAGGCTTTGTCTGCACTGTAGAGGGGCTGTTCTGGGGCGCAATAGATGGCACCGTAGAGAATGCTTGGTTCCCGCTGTTTCCAGGTGCCACGGTGCTCCCTGCTCCTGTGAGCGTTACCACCAATGCAAGTCCGGCACCGGCAAACTCAATTCCGATGCCAACGCTGTTTGATCCGGTAAATCCTAATCTGACGCAGCTATTTACATCACTACCAACAACAACGCCCCCGGTTTATGTAGCACAAGCGCAGCCAGCGCACATCATCCCCCCCTATCACGAAACGATTGAGCTAACGGCAGGGGTGCAAGTTGGCGCAGGATTTAACATTCAGGCTTGGATTCCAACATCTCTGGACCTGGAGGTTGGGGTAAGGGTTGGTGGAAGCATTGCTGGATATAACATCATCACCGTTCCCGCCACAGCGCTTAGCGTTGTCGCAAACCCGCCAATCTTCACAACTGGCACGGCCATCGCAGTACCCACAAAAGCAATCGCTGTTTCTCAGCTTGTTCCCAGGTTCGAGATTTCCTCTCTTGTGGCCGTTCCAGCGACGGTGGTTCAAGTTGCTGCGTTTGCACCTGATGGTGTTGGCGATGCTTCCCGAATTATCAATGTTCCAGCGGCAGCGGCCCAGGTTGCTGTGTTTGCCCCAGAGAAGGTGGGGGATATTTCGCGCATTGTCAATGTTCCTGCTGCTGCGATTCAGATAGGGGCACTGACGCCAGAAACCGTGGGCGATGTCTCGGTAACGATCAGCGTACCCATGGCGACTGTGCAGGTTGCAGCGCAGCCACCATTGGCCGTTGGGATCGCATATCCAATCATGCAAGTTCCCTACTCGTTTGTTGCGGTGGCGCCAAGGCTGCCGTTCCTCAACATTGGAGGAGCCGAAGGATCCCTGGCAACACGCGGACAGGTTACGACAACAATCAGCCTCGACGCCAATCAAACGCTTACGGGCTTCATCACGCTGCCTAGAAGCTGTGTGATCATTGACATCACCGTAAGCCAGGCTTGCTGGTTCAGGCTTTATTCCAATGCCCTTGCGGCAGCAGCAGATGCAAGCAGGCTCCGAACTGCGCCACCAACTCTTGCTGCTGGTGTAATTGCTGATCCGGTACTGCCAGGGGCTGTGACGCTGAATTTTGAACCAGCTCCTGTCGCGATGAATCGTGAAACGGTTTCTTCCGTGACATCTTCCTATCCATATCGGATAACGAATGATGCTGCGGCTGGTGCCGTTACAATTACAATCACTTACCTCACTTTGGAGACTTAATCATCATGGCAGTCACTAAGCAAACCTACACGGTTGCATCACCCTGGAATAATGCGCAGATGGCAACTGGCTTTAGGGATGCCTTTATAGGCGCTGGCCTGATGACAGATTGGTACGACAGTTTTCTTGATACAGGAATTGAACACAGGATTTTAGAGATTACTTACGATGCCTCTAAGACATGGGGCAAGACATACTATTGGTTTAAGTTTGCCAATAATCAGG